ACCGCCGGGAAAACCACGCCCTCGCGCTCTCTGCGCTTGTCATACACCGTATTGCCGCACGGTGCGCCGATAGCCAGTTTCGTATCAATCGCGCTCATCGTCTTCTTCCTCCTCCATCTGTTCCCTGGCGTCCGTAACCATCACATGAATTGTTGCGATGATAAACTCGGCCGCAAGAGTTGAAATCACGCCAAACCAGAACGCACTCACCAACATCACGCCGTCTCCTTTTTCTGAAGCTTCTCCGGCTTCTTCATCGTGACGAAAAGTCTCGCGCAGCTCTCGTCGGCTTTCTTCGCCTCGGCGAAAAAGCGGGACAGATCGTGGTGGAGCATATTTTCGGCAACCGCATGGCCGTTCACGCGAATGCTGTCCTTCCGCCATTTGAATCCGAACTTCTCCAACGCATCTGCAAGCGGCGTTCTGTCTCTGAAATCCCAATTGACCTTCCTGTTTCCGTCATACATTACGACGTTGATGTAATTCAATAAATCGTTCATCTTTACCTCCATCTGTTTAATTTGAGCCGTTTTGCGACCCGGAACTGAGATTCCACCAGGAATCCTGTTGCTTGATCGTGCCGCTTCTGCTCTGTTATAATTGCGTCTTTGGCGGCCTTGACCGTATCGTTCCACTCGTCCTTTTCCTTGCAGTTCCCGTGACAGCCGGGATGCCGTTTCGGAGGAACGCAGTCTTTACAGGGACAGTCATCGTACAGTCCCATCACCGCACCATCGCTTCCCGGATCTCATGCCACGGAATCCCAAGGCACTTGCTGATATTCCAGAGATCCTTAATCGTGAACAGTTCCGGGTTCTGAAGCTTCTTCCGTGCCGTTGTTCCGCTCACCCCAATCACCGGTGCTATCCGATTGCCGTTGAGATAATAGCTATACAGCAGCCGCTGAATCGGCTCGAAATTCGGTTTTTCTCTTTTCAGCCTCGGCATTCTTTTCTTCCCTCGCTTTCCTGATCTGCCGCATCAGCTGCATGTAGCTGTCACGACTGAGTGTCGGCGTCCCGCTGCTCTTTCTTGAACCGGTATAACATCTGCTGGCCTTTGCCATGCTAAACCGCCTCGCTTTCGCCGGATGCATCCATGAAGTCAAACAGTGTCGGAACATCCTGTTTGTCTTCCTCTTCATGCAGATAACCCACCGCATCCAGGAAATACTGTTCATTCAGCTCCGTCATGAGTCCTCTGCGGCCGAGCTTCAAAGCTCTCAGAGGCACGGTTCCAACACCGCCGAACGGGTCAAAAATCAGATCTCCCTCGTTGCTGTAGCGGTTAATCAGCCGGTCCACCGTCTCAAACTGAAGCGGGCAAACATGAAGCGCCTGCCGTCTTTGGCTCTGCGAGGTATTGAGCGTCAGCATACGGTTGATATCGTCCCATACATCCGCGTTCCAGCTTCCCGGAGCCATGACCATGAAGGTGGCCGGAAGATGCCCTTCCGCGTCCAGCTTCTTGCACATCTCCACATGCTCGGCATAGTCGTAAACGTGATTGCGGCTGTACTTGCGATACACCGCCTGAAGCCGGTCAACCGGCATGGCCATGACCTCTTCTTTGGTCAGAAGCCGGTCCCCGCCGTCACGCCAGAAGCCGTGCGCGTCAATCTGCCACTGAGCGCGGGTGTACTCTTCCTTGCTCTTTACAACCGGCACATCCGCGTAAGCCGTGCTGGTATCGGTCGGGAGCTTTCTAAACAGAAGCACATACTCCGGGCATCCGACTCCCATCTTCGTTCCGTCTTTGCATTGCTCCGTCCAGCCGAGGCGGTAAGTCTGGTTGTTCTCTCTCACCACATCCGTCACAATCGTGATCATGCCGAAATACTGAAAGCCGTGCTTCATGTAATGCTCAATGCATAGCGCGTGAAACGGCTCCATCGTCGGCATTCCGGTCCCGGTTGCGTTTCCGAACAGAACACGATCCTTGACATGGCAGGCAAACACTCTGCCCGGCCGTAGAATCCGAAGAAGCTCCGGACTCAGGAAGCCCATCTGCTCAAAGAATCGCTCCGTGTTCTCATTGTGGCCGAAATCGTTGTAGCTCGGCGTGTATTCGTAGTGGTTGCTGAATGGGATGGAAGTCAGGATCATGTCCACGCTGTCGTCTTCCATCTTCTGCGTCTCTTCTACGCAGTCTCCGTGAATCGCTTTGAAGTTCTTTCCTTCAATTATCATTTCCTCTACTCCAATGCTGCGGCACATCTTCGCCGCCTGGGCGGATTCTGTCAGTCCGTATTTTCTGACGATCTCCCGCATTCGTTCCTGCTGTTCGTTGTGGAGCTTCCATTTTTCCATCAGCACCCGGTAAATCTGGTCCTCGGCTTCCGTGTAGATGATGTCCACAATGACCTTCTCGGTTTGAAGGAAGCGGTAGCACCGGTGAATTGCCTGGATGAAATCATGGAAGGCATAATCGATGCCGACAAAGATCTCCCTGTGACAGTGATATTGGAAGTTGCACCCAACGCCGGACAGGCTCTTCTTTGTGGCAAACAGCCGGAACTTTCCGTCCGAAAAGTCAAGCACGCGTTTTTCCCGTTCTTCGTAATCCATCGTGCCGTAGATTTCCACGACGCCGGGAATCTGCTTTTTCAGCTCTTTCCATTCCGCGTCCCGGTCATGCCAGAGGATGAAGCTTGCCTCCGGATCGCTGTCCACAATCTCTTTGGCTTTTGCGACTCTCGCCGCAATGCTTTCGGTCTTCTCTTTGGATGCTTCCGAAAGACTGGCCGTCGCGTCGTTCATGAGCTTGAACTGCCCGTCACGGTCGATGTGTTCATGCTCCGGATTGCTGATACAGTGTGTTCTGATTTCCAGTTCCGGCAGCGCATAGCCTTCATCGTCGTAGCCGAGATCGGACGGCTTGGAGATGAACAGCGCCCAGCTTGATACCCACAGCCAGAATTCTTCGACCTTGTGCGGATAGAGCGTCAGGTTGTTCGCTTTGGTGCTGTCCCGCTGGAAAAACCTCGTGAGTGCCTGTCCGGTTTCCATGACTTCCAGAAATCCGGCGTAGTGGATCAGCTCTTTCAGTCTGTTCGGAGCCGGTGTCGCCGTGGCCACGAGCTTGTATTTCACGCCCTTGAACTTCGGCAGGAAGGTCTGATAGGTCTTGCTTCCAAAGCTCCGGAGTACCGCGGCTTCATCCAGCACGCAGCAGGAGAAGTGCGTCGGATCAATGTCGCCGTCTCTGACCCGCTCATAGTTGGTCATGTAAATTCTGCCGTCCTCTGTGGCTTCTTCCAGGTGCGTGATGTAGGTCGGCTCTTCCATGCCGAGAAGATTCACCGCGTCCCGCTTGAACTCCTGCCGTACACCGAGCGGAAGCACAATAAGCGCCTTGCCGTTTTCATGCTTCAATACCTGTCGGCAGTATTCCAGCTCCTGCGCCGTCTTGCCAAGGCCGAAGGATTCAAACAGCGCCCGCCGTCCGCCCTGCAATGCCCATACAACGGCATCTTTCTGGTGCGGCTTCAGTGCCGGGGACAGATCGTCTCTGCTGACCTGAAATCCGCTCACCGGCGCAATCTCTACCTTTGTTTTCAAAAAATCTAAATATGTGATTCCGAATCACCTTCTTATGTTTTATCATCCAGGATATATGCCATAATGAACCGTCTTGCATATTGAGGATGCATCATACTTCGCTTGACTTTTCTGTTTTTACCGATATCAAGCTTTCCTGCAGTTGAGATGGTATACGTGGGAACATACTCAATGGATTCCAAGAACATATTCTGTTCCGGTTCGCAGTTTACAAACCAATACTGCGTAGGCTTCTTGTAATAGTCTCCATTCTGCGTCCGGTCCTTGTCTATCAGCTTTGGCCGTATGGGAAAGTAGGTAACGAGGTAATGAGGCTGCATACATGGGTTTTCAACAATCAGCCTCCACCCCCCCTGTTAGCTATGACAAACAGTTTGCAGATCAGCATATACAGACGGTGAAGTTCTTCATGGAGCTTCATGGAGCATTCAAGCTTCTGAATGTCGGTCCAATTCTTCTGCTGAAAGGATTCTCCGCGAAACATCAATGGAATTTTTGATTCAAACCTGGTACAAGGGAAAAATGCAAGTACCAAATCCATCTCTCCGATTTCATCAAACAGGCTTGGCTTTCCTTCGTATGCTTTGTCGATCTCTGCAAACAGGTCGGTCACATGATCGGTCTGACCGAAATCATTCAGGATGTCGTAATCTTCAGCGTGAACACCGAGCTTTTCAAATTCGTTCTTGAAAGTGCCAGACTGTTCAAATAAACAATAGACTTTATTTATCTGAATCTCTGTCCCTCCTTTCTCTTCCTGTCCGTTTTTTGGGACACGTTACGGATTATAATTAATCTACCTTCTCAAGCAGATAATCCGTCGTGCATCCAAAAATATCTGCCATCTTCTCAAGTGCGGTCTGAGGAATGTTCCCGGCAGTCTCCCAGTTGTAAATAGTCTTCCTGGAAACACCGATCTTCTCAGCCATCGTGTCGATGCTCATCTTCCGCTTGGCTCTCTCCGCTGCGATGTTGGGATAAAACAAATTCTCACCTCCCTCTTTGTCTGCAAAACCAAAATTTTTTGCTCTCATCATCGTGTGTTACCCGTTTCGGATAACTTGATAGTATAATACTACCCATCGCGTATAATTGCAAGTAAAAAATTACCCGTTTCGGGTAGCGTGTTTTTATAGAAAATTACCAATTATGTGTAATTTATTGTTGCTTTTTTACTCAAACTGTGTAATAATGATAACAAGGAGGTGACAAGATTTGATTAGGCTGAAAGAACTGAGAGATGAACGAAACTGGTCCATGCGGGAAGCCGCGCAGTTTTTGAAAAAATCTTACACAACCTATGTGAATCATGAAAAAGGATATCGTGAACCGAATTCAGAGGATCTTTCTGCGTATGCAAAAGCCTATGGAGTCAGTATCGACTATCTGATTGGAAGAACCGATAACAGATTACCCGTCACATCTGACAACCATGATTTAAAAAACGCTCTCCGTTTTGCACTCTTCAACGGCGCTGATGTTGATATCACCGATGAAATGTATGAGGAAATAAAACGGTTTGCTGCATTCACCGCACAACGCGATAAAGAAAAGAAGGAATGATAATTGCTTGAACTGTATGAAGCCGCCGAGGAACTTGGCGTTGAAATCTTCACCGGCAATATCCCGAATTGCATTTCGTTTTCCGTTCCCGGCTACATTGCGCTTGATTACAACCTGATGGAGAACGGCTGTGAAGAACGCTGTGCCGCCGCTCATGAATTAGGCCATTGCGCAAGGGATGCATTCTATACAAGAAATGATCCGCTCTATATTCGCAAGCGCTGCGAAAACAAGGCCGACAAATGGGCAATAAAAAAACTCATCCCGAAAGATGAGCTGATCAAAGCGGTTCATAATGGTCTTTTCGATCCGTGGGAGCTGGCCGAGTATTTCCGGGTAACGGAAGACTTTATGAAGAAAGCAATCTGGTATTATCAGAACGGTAATCTTTCCATCCCTACTGTTTGAGGAGGTATCTATGAAAACAGTTCTGATTCTGCATCCGTCATTAAGGTATCTGAAATGAAGATTCCAAAGATACGCCGCCTGGATTCAGGAACATACTTCTGTCAGCTGCGTCTTAACGGTCAATCAATTTCCGTAACCGGCAAGACGGAGGCTGAATGTGCAAACAACGCTCTGCTGATTAAGGCCAAGCACAAGACCGGTGAGAAGAAGGTTGTGAAGGTCAAGGACGAAAAGACCCTGAATGATATCATCACCGCCTATATCACCAAATATGAAAAGGTTCTTTCACCGGCAACCATCAGAGGATATGAAAGCTCAAGAAAGAACCGGTTCAAGGATTACATGGACAAGCCGATCAGTAAAATTGACTGGCAGCAGATGATAAACGAGGAACTGGCAATCAAGAGTGAGCATACCGTGAAAAACGGATGGGGCCTGGTCACGGTTTCAATGGAAGACGCAAAGCTCCCGGTTCCATCGGTCAAGCTTGCTCAAGTCCCGGTCAATGAATTGCCCTTCCTGGATACTGAAGAGCTAAAGAAATTCCTCAAAGCCGCCGAAGGTGACAAAGCGGAAATTGAGATGCTGTTGGAGCTTCACGGCCTGAGAGAGTCGGAATGCATGTATGTGGTCAGACACAACGGCATTGACCTGAAGCACAATGTCATTAACATCAAAGGTGCTTATGTCCCCGACAAGAATCACAAGTATGTGGAAAAGAAAACAAACAAAACGCAGAAGTCAACCAGGACAATGCCAATAATGATCCCACGGCTTGTAACAGTCTACAAAGATCACATCGACAACAACAAACCAATCAAAACACATTCCGCAAGCGCATTGCTCTCACACGTTAAGAAATGCTGTAAGAGAGCCGGTATCACTGTGGTTGGCAATCATGGTTTGAGAAGATCGCTTGCCTCTCTGGCCTACAGCAAGGGCATCCCGGAACGGCAGATCATGCAATGGTGCGGTTGGAGTGATTACCAGACCATGCACAAGTTCTATGTCAAGCTCTCCATGATGGATGCTGAAAAACACAAAAATGCCGTCACAGACTTTTTCACATCTGCAACGGCATCTGAGCCTGAAAACCAAATTACTAACTAAATTTTGCTAACTAAAAATTGAGTATAGTAATTACTGGTGCTTTGGCTTATTCTCCGAGGGTTCAAATCCCTCCTTCTGCGCCAAAGCACGGGAAAACAGTTAAGCCCAATGGTTTAGCTGTTTTTCTTTGTTTTATCAGCAATTGCAGGGCTTTTACGGCATTTTGAGTGCATCATATTTCTTTCGTTTTCGTAACTTTTTTGACGTTTTGGAAAATCAGCTTACACCCGTTTTGCTAACTGAAAATGCTAACTATATTTTTGCTAAATAGAAAAGTGCGAAAGGCCGTGATAACATGAAAAATTTAGACAAGGAACACTTGCAAGAACTCGGAAGATATTACGAAGGCCGCTCATTTTTTAAAGCCAAGTATTACAAATGTGAAAGATGCGGAGAAGTACAGACAGTCGATGATGTGAAATGCCCCAAATGTGGCAGTTATGACCTCACAGATGTTTATTTGTCTGCACGGGAGCAAGAGGAACTGTAAAACACTAATATAAACGAAAAGGACAGGGATATTTCTCCCTGTCCTCTTTTTATTATTGTTTATCTTTGTTGTACTGAGCGGTGCTGATGCCCAGGAGCGCACCAAGCAGAGTACAGACAACGGCAGAGGTCTTGGCTACCTCCTCCGCATAGGGCCAGCCCCAAACCGCAGCCAGACCGACGTAAGCAGTTGTGAGAGCCGGGAGGCAGATCATGACAATCCATTTCAGTACATCATATACTTTGTCCGGGAGTTTCATCCTTCACGTACCTCCTGATAATCCATTTTGCTGATCAGCAAAATCCCATCGTCATCATTCACGATGTCCAGAACCTGGCGGAATGTGTAGGCAAGCACCATCATGCTTGATCCGTCATTCATGACTACAAGATATCTTTCGCGTTCATCCATGTCATGCTCCTTCCTGGTGAATTAAGAATCCACCTTTATTTTTGATAGTTGTATATGTAGCCTTGATGTAATCCATCGCGGCTTTTCCACGATTGTTCTTGAACTCCGGATGCTTTTCACAATAGGCTTCGTATTCGTCTATGTCATCCAGAATATCCTCAAAATGTGATTCCGAATGCTTCTTACCCTCGCATAATTCATCGTAGAACTGAAGAATCCGGTATCTCTGCTCACGCGCTTTGTTATCATCATCTTCTCTGATGTGCTTATCCAGAGTCTCCTGCAGCGTAGTGATGCTGCCTTGCATCTGATTAATGCTCTCTTGCGTCTTCTTCCGATTGCTCCGAATCGTCGGGATAATGCCAACCAGAGCAACAAAGATCGGAGCGCAAGCTTTCAAAATCTCGATAAAGTCTTTGAACTGCATTGGAATCACGCCCTCTCCAAAAGCTTTGCCCATGTTTTAGGACCGACCACACCATCGACATCCAGCTTATATGCCGTCTGGAATTGTTTGACAACCTCTTCCAGATAGCTCCCGAAAATGCCGTCAGGATTGGTTGTAAGGAATCCTCTTGCTTTAAGCACGGCCTGAAGCACTTCCACATCCGCGCCGGTCATGTTTTTATCGATGATACGAGGTGGCCAATACTCTGTAGCCGGTATCAGCTCCGGCCTATAAGGCAAA